ATGGATGTGCGGGGGTTCCTGGCGAAGGCGGCTGGCGAGGTGGTGCCTGATATGGCGGCGGTTGCCTGTATGCCGGTGTTCGGCTGGGCCGGTCCTCGGCATTTGATGGACCGGGATGTGGGCGAGGGTAATTGTGTGGTGGATGGGCGGTTTGTGTGGATGAACCGGGTGGCGGCGCAACGGGCGTTCCCGGCTTCGCGGATGCGGGCTGAAATCGCGCTTGAGGAGGCGGCGGAGATGGCGGCGCGGGGGGTGCGTTTCTTGCGCAAGGGGGAGCGTAAGGAGATCCGGGACGAGGTGGAGCTTCGTTTGCTGAAGGATGCGCCGGTGGGCTTGAAGGGGATTTCGTTTGTGTGTTGTGTGAAGGAGCGGGTTCTTTTTACGGATGCGACGAGCGATAACCGTTTTGACCGGCTGTATGGCGCGATGGTGCAGCGGGCTCGTGATGCTGACCTGGATTCGGTTCCCCCGGTGCAGATGGGGGCTTGGATGACGCCGGATATTGCGGCGCGGCGGATGGGGGTGCAGGTGGTGGATTTGAAACCGTTGGTGTTTTCGTTCCACGCGATGCAGCCGGCGGAGATGTTTTCGTTTGCTCTGGGGCGGGAGTTCCTGACCTGGCTTTTGATGGTGGCGGAGGTGGGCTCTACGTTCGACGGCTGGGGGGTGTTCCTGGAGGGGCCGCTGGTGTTCGCTGGTGGCGTTGATGCGGTGGAGGTGACGGTGGATGCGGATTCGCCGACGGGGGCGGACGAGGCGCAGAGTGCGCTTGAGCATGGGCGGCTTTTGCGGTCGGCGCGGGTGCATCTGGCGCATGGCGAGGATGTTTTCTCGTTTGTGGTGGATGCGGATAACTGGGTGTTCCGGTGGACGGCGTTGAAGGTTGAGGACTCTGGGTTTGATGCGGGGGAACGGCTGGCGGCGCGGGTGGAGAAGCTGCTGTTGTTGCGGGAGGGGTGGCTGCTGCTGTTCAAGGTTTTTCTGGAGTTGCGGCGGGATCGGGCGGAGGAGTTGGCGAAGGCTGCGCAGGAGTGGTGCCTGGAGCGGGTGATGGCGAGGAAGGTGTAGAAGGCGTTTGGCGGCAAGGATGTGACGGTGACGGTGGTGAAGGGGTGAGGGGGTGCCCGGCGTGAACGCCGGGGGCAGGACTTGGGAGTGATTTTTTCTGTGGTGGCCGATGTCGAATGGCATTCGTCTTAAACCGACTGGCCGGGTGGTCAGTGCTGCTACAGAGAATTAAATCCGGGGGCGTGTGCTTCCGGTCGGTGTGGCGTGGCGGGCTGGATTTTCAACGACCCTCACCCGCTGCGCCATGCCGTGTGTTTCTGGAGGGGGGAGGGCGAAAGATTTTTCGCCCTTACTGGGGGTGTGTGATGCGGGCTACGGGTGAGCGAGTGGGGGCTGGGATGTGGTGGGATCGGGCTTGGTCGCTGGTTGAGGGGTGTGCCCAGGTTTCCACCGGGTGTGCGCATTGTTGGAGTGCGGCGGCTTCGGCTATGCGCTGCAAGCAGGGCGGGGCGGGCGGGGAGCGGTACGCGGGCCTTGTGGATGGCGAGGGGTTATTTAATGGGGTTTCGCGGTTTATGGCGGGCGATCTGTCGAAACCTCTGTCGGTGCGCAAGGGGCAGGTGTGGGCGGTCTGGAATGATTTGTTTTATGAGCATGTTGAGGATTGTGACATCGCGGCGGCTTTCGGGGTGATGGGGGCTTGTTCGCGGCATTTGTTTGTGGTGTGTACGAAGCGGGCGGATGTGATGCGTAATTTTTTCGCGCGGTTTTCGCCTCCCCAGTGCCGGGCGGCGGCGCGGGAGCGGTTGGGGGGAGGCTTTTCGATGCGGGCGGATTCGCTTTTTGATTCGGTGCCCCGGTGGCCCCTCCCGAATGTGGTTTTGATGGTGAGCGCGGAGGATGCCCCGCGTGCGCGTGAGCGCGTGCCTTTCCTTATAGAGACGCCAGCGGCGTTCCGGGCGGTGTCTTGCGAGCCTCTTTTGGGGGCGGTTGACCTGGGCGAATGGATCGGGCGGCTGGATTGGGTGATTGCGGGTTGCGAGAGCGGGTGGAACCGGCGGTTTTCGCGGGTGGAGTGGTTCGAGTCGCTGCGGGACCAGTGTGCGGCGGCAGGCACGGCCTTCTTCCTTAAACAGATTGAGGTGGGGATGAAGGTGTGGCCGATGCCGAGGCTGGCCGGGCGGTTCCATGATGATTTTCCGAGTGTGCGCCGTGGGTGATAATCAGTATAAGGGGTGGCATTTTTACCTTTTCGACCACACTTGGCTGTTCGGGCATCCGACGTACCGGCTGATGGATATTGTTGACAAGGGGGTTTTGTTCGAGCTGGTGAATCAGGCTGCGCAGTCTCGGCAGGAGGCCGGGATTGATGACGGGTGTATCTCGGTGGGGACTGCAACCCGCGCGAAGAAGGCGCAGGTTGCGAAGTGGCTGGGGGAGACCAAGGGGCTTACGGCCCGGTCGGCGTTGGCCTCCCTGGAGCGGCTGGCCGAGGCGGGGCTTATCGTGATCCGGCGTAGCGGGGTGGTGTGTCTGGCGCGGTGGGCGGAGATGCAGGTGGCGGCTCCGAGTGATGAGGCCGCGAGGAAGCGCAAGAGCCGGGAGTCGCGGGCGATGGATTTGTTTTTGCAGGTGCTGGGCGATAAGCGCAACGAGTATGTGGCGCGTGAGTATATTGAAATGAGGCTGAAACAGTGCGTATCTGGCGGTTCAATTTTTGCCAAGAAGTTTTTGGAGCGTTCCGTCGCCCAGGGCTTTTTGCGAAAGGTGGACGAGGATTCGTTCTTTGTCGAGGTGGTTGGTCATGCAGGCGGCTTGTCCGTAAGTCACTGCAAGCGCGTGGATTCCGATTCCACGGCCAGGGATTCCGGCTCCCTGCCTCCCCCTTCGATTTCGAGCTTCGAGGGAGTGACTAGCCACACGTCGGAACGTGTGACTAGTCACCATATCGAAATCGAAAAGGATATGAATATATCATCGAAACATCGGAATGTTTCTTCGAGCGTTCCGAGGATTTCGAGCGGGGGAGGCAGGGAGCCGGAATCCCAATGCTGTTCGGTCAGCAGGGAGGAGGTCTTTTCTCGTCCACCGCTGGATGTGGCGGATTCGCTGGTGGGGTTCCGGGGGGCGTATGACCGCAACGGCTTTGCGGCGAAGCTGCGGGAATTGCAGGGGGCGTTCGGCGAGCATGAGGGGACGGCGAAGTTCCGGCAGGCGATGGAGTCGCTGCGGAGTGATTTGAGCGAGCCGAGGTGTCCGATTCGGATGCCGGAGCGGGTTTTGCACTCGAAGCTGAATAAGTTTCTGGAGGGGGCTGGGAAGGGGTGAAGGACTGGGCTTGAACTGGGCGGGCGAAAGATTTTTCGCCCTTACGGAAGGGGGGTGTGTGGTGATGGTGCGGATTACGGAGCGGTTGGTGGCGGAGGAGGCGGCGGTTGAGGCGGTGCGGGTGTGCCCGAAGTGCCGGAGGGCGATCTACCGGGGGGCGGCGGACCATGCCGAGGGGTGCCTGGCGCGGGCTACGGTGCTGGCGCGGTTTGAGCCGTCGTGTTGCGGCGGGGGTGTGTGCATGACGAATCTGGAGTGGTGCCAGACGCTGGCGGCGGAGCTTTCGGCGTGTGGGATTGTGGCAGCGGTGCGGCGTGAGTCCGCTCTTTGCTGGGTGAATCGGGAAGTGGCGCGGGGGGTGAAAGGGGAGGTGGACGAGTAATGAAGTGTTTTTATCATCGTGGGGATTTTGACGGGAAGTGTGCGGGGGCGATTGTGAAGCTGCGGCATCCCAGGTGCGAGATGATCGGGCTGGAGTATGGGGAGCCGTTTCCGTGGGATCTAGTGCAGCCGTTTGGAGGCGTTGTCGGTTCGGGGCCATCGGGAAACAGTGCAATCAACGAGGCTTGCAAACAAACGGTTGTGATGGTGGATTTCTCGCTACAGCCCTTCGAGGATATGATACGGCTGGCGAAAATGACAAAGCTGACGTGGATCGACCACCACAAGACGGCCATCGAGGAGCGCAACCGGGCGATGGCGGTGAATTCGTTTGTTCGCGAGGCTCCGCCAATGGAGTCGTTTATTCCGCTGTTTGCACGGGGCGTGCAGGAGGTCGGGCAGGCGGCGTGTGAGTTGACGTTCCGGTATTTGTGCCCTGGCATGGAGATGCCGGTGGCGGTGCGGCTTTTGGGCCGGTATGATGTGTGGGACATCCAGAATGCGGCGGTGCTGGCCTTCCAGTACGGGATGCGGGCGCAAGGCGAGTGGCACCCTTCCGATGTGACGGCCTGGCAGATGCTGTTCGATGATCCTGGGATGGTGCGGGACATTATCGAGAAGGGCTCGGCGGTGCTGGATTATGAGCGGGCGCAGAGTGCGGCGTATATGCGGGAGTTTGGTTTTGTGGGGGACATTCTACCGCCGAAGAGTATGTTGAAAATCACGGCTCTGTGTGTGAATCTAGGGCGAGTGTCGAGCATGACATTTTCCAGTGCTGATCCCTCGGTTTTGCTGTTTTGCGGATATGCGCAGTTGCCGGATGGGCGGTGGCGGGTGAGTCTGCGGCGAACGGATGGGTCAACGGTTGATTGCGGGGCGATTGCCAAGGCGTTCGGGGGCGGGGGCCATGCCGGGGCGGCTGGGTTTGTGGCTGATGATCTGGATTGGATGCAGCGAGTGGACGCGGGGGAGATGGCGGACACGAGGCCCGCCCCTACTGCCGCTATGTGCAAGGAGGTGGTGGCATGAAGGGGGGATTTCCTAAGCAGCCCACGCCTCTGCGTGGGGGCGCGGCGCGGGAACCGCTACCCGTGCGAGCGCGTGCAGGCGCGAAAGCAGACTCCAAAGCAGGGGCGGCTAAGGTGGCGGCCTCTCGCCCGAAGAAAGTGCCGCAATCTGTCGGTGCGTTCGCGGGGGAGGCGGGGCGTCCAACGGCTTATTCTGCCCGCGTTCGGGACGCGATCTGCCAGGCGGTGACCGAGGGGAAGCATTGGCGGCAGATTGAGCGGGAGGGGCTCGCTACGCAGTATGAGCTTGCGACCTGGCTGCGGACTATCCCCGAGTTCCATGAGCATTATTCGCGTGCCAGGGAGGCGCGGGCGGAATCGCTGGTGGCGGAGATTGACGAGATTCTGGATGAACTGAAGAACGGATCCAAGGCGCAATGGGATGATCCGTTGGTACAGCAGGCGTATCAGTCGTTCTGGCTTGCCTCTGCGCGGATGCGGCTTGATACGTTGAGGTGGCAGGTCTCGTGCTATTTCCCGAAGTGCTACGGGACGAAGGTGCAGGTTGAGGCGCGGCATGAGGCGGCGAGCGCGGTGCAGTATGATTATTCGAGACTGTCGCTCTCGCAGGCTAAGAAGCTGCGTGAATTGATGGAGATTTGCAGGGTGAAGCATGAAACGGACTGACGCCCTTGCTCAAATGCCGGATCTGGACATGGATAGTGTGCTGGCTTCGATCTGCCAGCGCGATTTCTATGAGTTTGTGCGGATGTTCTGGGGCGTGGTGGTGAAGGAGCCCGCCGTGTGGAACTGGCATATCCGGTTTTTGTGCGACGAGTTGCAGGCGGCGGCGGAGCGGGTTATTCGGCGAGAACCGAAGGCGTATGACCTGCTGATCAATGTGCCGCCGGGATCGAGTAAGAGTACGATCTGTTCGCAGATGTTCCCGGCCTGGTGCTGGATTAGTGATCCGACGCTTAGGTTCATCGGGGCTTCCTATGCCCATGAGGTTGCGCTTGAGCAGGCGGAGTATCAGCGGACCATTGTGCAGAGCGAGCTTTATCAGCGGCTGTTCCCCCAGGTGCGGATGCACGCTTCGCGGAATGCGAGGCACAATTACCGGACGACGGCGGGCGGCCAGCGGTATTCGGTGGGCACGGGGGGCAGTGTGACGGGTGTTCATGCGCATATTCTTTTGCCGGATGATCCGATCAACCCGAAGGAGGCGAGCAGCAAGGTTGACTTGCGGACGGCGAACCGGTGGATGTCTGAAACGCTTTCCTCGCGCAAGGTGGACCGGGCGATTTCGCTGACGATCATGATTATGCAGCGGCTTGACGATAATGACCCTTCCGGCTACTGGCAGCGGACCCGGCCAGGGGAAATCCGGCATATCTGTCTGCCCGCAGAGGAAAGCAATGACATTCGCCCCATTGAACTGCGCTCGATGTACAAGGACGGGCTGATGGATCCGGTGCGTATGTCGCGGCGCGTGCTGGAATCGGCAAAGCTGGAACTGGGTTCGTTCGGGTATTCGGGGCAGATGATGCAGCGGCCTGTCCCGGAGGAGGGCGGCATCCTGAAGAAGGGCTGGTTCAAGTGTGTCTCGATGGATGATGTGCTGGGGCTGGCGCGTCAGTGGTTGCCGGGGGCGGTGGCGTGGAGCTTCGCGGCGGACCTGGCTTATACGGCCAAGGAGATCAACGACCCGAGCGGAATCATCGCCTATGGCCGGATCGGGCCGTATGTGGTGATCCGCAACGCGGCGCGGTTCCGGCTGGAGCAACCGGAGCTTGAACGGCGGCTTCCGGTGTGGACGATGGAGAACGGCTATTCGGAGCGGTCCCTGCTGGTGATTGAACCGAAGGCGAACGGGCTTTCGACGGTGCAGAACCTACGGGCACGTACCAAGCTGAATGTGATCGCGGGGAAGGCTCCGACGAAGGACAAGGTTTCGCGGATCCGGGATGCGGCCCCGCTGATCGAATCCGGGCGGGTGCTGCTGGTAGATGGGGACTGGGTTGAAATGTTCCTGGACGAGGTTTGCACGTTCCCCTTTGCGACGCATGACGAGTTCCCGGACTGTCTCTCGATTGCGCTGGACCGGGAAAGCCGGGCAGGGCTTGGCGGGGAATCGATTGAGCGCGGTGTTGACGGTTTTGGCGAGCGCACAACGCCCCAGCGCAATGCTGCGGATGTGTGGGGCGCGTTGGTGTAGCCTTTTACAAGCGGCTATACTGTAGCGGCTTGTGACGTTTTTTTTATTTTCTTACCCTATTTCCATAGATTTCCCGTTTTTTGGCGTCATATTCTGGTCTCACGGAGGACCATTGTGGGACTGATCAACATTCAGACAAACGCCGACCTTGAACGCAGGGATGCCGAGCGCAGTGCGCTGGCGGACGCCGAACGCGCCGCCATGACGCCTCAAATGCTATCTATCGCTGCGCATATCCGTTCGCAGTATGCGGCGGCGCGGCAACACAAGGATACCTATGTGACGCCCCGGTTGCTGGCTTGCAGGCGGCAGAAGGCGGGCGAGTATGACCCGGCCACCCTCGCTAAGATTTCGGCGGCTGGCGGGTGCCAGGACTTCTTCAACATTTCCGAGACGAAGACCGATGCCCTGGAAGCGTGGATCTCCGACGCGGTGAACACGGGCTTGGAAATCCCGTTTGCGCTGCTCCCGACGCCGGTGCCTGACCTGCCCGAGGATCGCAAGGCGGCGATTGTGGACGAGACGACGCGGGCCTTTGCGGAGGCGATGCAGGCGGGGTTCACGGTTTCGCCCAAGGATGTGTATGAAGCTGCCTCTAATGCGTTCGATATGGCGCAGGAAGAGCAGTATCAGCAGGCACGGGCCCGTGCCGAGGCGATGGAGCAGAAGATGCGCGATCAGATGGTCGAGGGCGGTTTCTCCGAAGCCTTTGACGAGTGCATACGGGATTATGCGATGTACCCGACCTGCATCCTGAAGGGGCCGGTGCTGACGCGGCGGAAGGTTCTCAAGTGGGTGGATGGCGCGGCCAAGGTGGTTGACGAGGTTCAGCATGTGTGGCAGCGGATTGACCCGTTCAAGGCGTTTCCGTCCCCGAATGTCGCGACTGCGCAGGAGGGTTCTTTCTGCGAGGTGATGCAGATGGAGATTTCGACCTTGCAGGCGCAGAAGGGGAATCCGGGTTGGAATGGCGGGCAGATTGATGCCGTCCTGGCGGCACCGGCCTCTTCGCTTTCGCTTGAACAGAGCGATTCGTTTTCGGATCAAGCCTTGATGGAATCCCGCGATACGATGATCAATGCCGGTGCGGCGATGTCGCAGGTGTGGGCGGTGGAGTTCTGGGGCAAGGTGACGGGCGTGATGCTGCTGGAGTGGGGCTTGAAGGCGAAGGCGAGTGATGAACCGATAAACCCTCTGCATTATTACGATGTGCAGGCGGTGCTTGTTGGCTCGTATGTGGTCCGGTGCATCCTGGCCCCGCATCCGTTGGGGCGTAGGCCGTACCATACGGCGTCGTTCGTTGAGGTCTCGGGCTCGATCTGGGGACGATCGATGCTGGAGAAGATGGCCGATGCCCAGCGCGGCTACAATAACACTTCCCGGCAGATGATGAATGCGCAAGCGGAAGCCTCGCGGGTTCGCTCGATCATTGATGCCGATGCCCTTGACCCGAAGGTTTCAAAGGACGATTACCCCGGCAAGGTTTGGATTTACAACGGCAACCGGATGAACGGAGGCCCGGCCACACGTAAGCCGGTGGAATACTGGCAAGCCTCGCTGAATGTGGGGCAGTACCTCAAGACGCTGGAGCATTTCGAGCTTGCGGCGGATAACAGGACTCTGGTCCCGAGGTACATTCACGGCGATCAGAATGTGCCTGGCGCGGGGAAGACGGCCAGCGGGCTTTCGATGCTGATGTCGGCGAGTCACAAGGGAATCAAGCGGAGCCTGGGGAATATCGACCGGGGCATGATCCGTTCAACGGTGAAGGATCTCTACGACCACAATCTGGTTTATCTGCCCGATGCGGATTGGTCGCATGTGAAGGGGGATGCCCGGATCGAGGCGCGGGGCGCGTTGCACCTGATCCAGAAGGAAACGGCAATGGCCCGGCGTGAGAATTTCTTGCAGACGACGAACAACCCTACCGATATGGCAATCATTGGCGCGGAGGGGCGGGCAGAGGTCTTGCGGGCGGTGGCGGCGGAGTTGTCGCTTTCGACGGCGGAGATTGTCCCGGACAAGTCGGTGTTGCAGCGGCGGGCGAGGGAGATGCTCAAGCAGCAGCAGTTGCAAGATGAGGCGGCGTTGGCTGGGGGTGGGGAAGGGGCGCAAGGGGCGGGGGATGGAGGGCGGACACAAGGACCGCCCCAACCGGAAGGGACGCAAGGGGCTCAAGGGACACAAGGGGGGGTGGTGTAATGGCTAGTTATGAACGGAAGTTGCGGCGGGCGGGGGTGCAGCGGGCCGAGGGGAATGCGCGGCGGTTGTTCCAGGTGGCTCTCTCGAAGATGCAGGTTCTTGAGGCGTCTTTCTGTGCCACGTTGAATGATTTGCTGTTCGGGCGTCGGCTGGCGATTGCGGCGCGGCTTTTGGTGCGGCGGATGCGGCCCTCGATGCCTCCGCCGGTTGAGGAGGCTGCATGATCGCGGTGAATGAGTTTGATGTTGAGGCGGTGGCGACCCTGAAGGAGCAGCGGCCTGGCGAGTTTGAACGGCTGTTGTGTCTGATTGGCGAGAATAGCGCCATCGACCACAAGGCGGCGACGGCGCGGGGGGCGAGCGCGGCGCGTGAGGAGAATTGCGGGCGGGCGCAGGTGTGGGGCGAGCTTTATGCGTTCCTGGCCGAGGTTTCGGAGCGGTGGGAGCATATCCAGCGGCAACGCAAGGCGGGCGCGGTGCATGGTGCATCGGCGTGGGCTAACCAACAGCAGTACAGCGGCCCCTACGAGGAACCACTGAACCATGGGCCATTTTGATGATTTGCGCGGGATGCCGGATGGAGGCCCGCATACAAAACGAGGATGAATCAGGCGCAGACCGGCGGCACGGCCCTCTCGGGGATACCGTTAAACGCGACATGGCGCGACTAAGGAAGGGTAGAGAACATGGCACTTGACGCGAATGAACACATACCGAGCAGGCTGAAGGCAGAGGAAGCAGCGGCGGAAGCGGCGTATCTGGCGGAGATCGGAGATACAGCGGCACCGGCGGCGGCTCCCGCAGGCAATGCAGCAGCGACCACGGACGGGCAGACCGGCCAGCCGACAGAGGGCGTTAAACCTTCTGGCGAGACGACCGGGACAGACACGACGGCGGGCGTTGATGATGCGGATGCCATTCTTTCAGCAGCAGCCACGGCAGATACGACACCAGCGACGGCAGATACCGCCCATGATGGCGACCTAACCGCACGGATGTCCCAGGCCGAGGCACGGGCACAGCAGGCAGAACAGCAGTACCGCACGCTTCTTGGCAAGTACAACGCCGAGGTTCCGAGGGCGCAACACCGGATTTCTGAACTGGAAACCGAGGTTGCGACATTGAAGGCGGGCGGCACCGGCACCACGGGAACGGCGGCGGCTACCAAGCCAAAGGCGACCCCGGCGCAGGCTGATGATGACATTTCCCAGGAGGATGTTGATCTGTTCGGGGAAGACCTTATCAAGAATCAGCGCAAGGTGGCGCGGGCTGAATATCGACGGCTGGCTGAGGAAGACGACGCCAAACGGCGACAGGAGACGTACTACCGCGACCTTACGGCGTTGGTTCCCGATATTGTGGCGATCAACGCTTCTGACGAGTTCAAGGCGTTCTGCCAGTCGGTCGAGCCGAATAGCGGCTTGATGTGGCAGATGATCCTTGGCGATGCAGAAGGCGAGCTGAACGCTGGCCGTATCGCGCATGTGTTTGATGTGTTCAAGTCGAGAGGCAGGGGGACAACCCCAGCAGCGAAGGTGAGCCCGGCGGCTACCTCCGCGATTGATGCCCAGGTGATGCCGTCCACCGCTCCGTCCCCCGCCCCCAACGGGCAGCGGGTGTACACGCGCGCTGAATACAATCGCCTGATGGATAATGTCGCGAAGGGCCATTACGGGCTCGGGAGTGAGAAGGCAAGGAAGATCGAGGCCGAGCTGGACAGGGCGTGGAGCGAAGAACGGGTCAGGTATTGACACCGTTCTCGTTCAAAGGTGCGCACTGCGAGGCGAGGATAACAATAACGAGGTGATGAAATGGCGTTTCCAGTAGCAGCAGATGAGAAGAGTCATAGCGGGACGATGATCCCGACTATCTGGGAAAAGAAGTTCCTCAAGTTCTTTTACTTGAGTACGGCGTTGGCTGCGATCAGCAACACGGATTATGAGGGGGAAATCAAGGCGCATGGCGATAAGGTCGAGGTGAATTATCTCCAGGGCGGTGAATCCCATGAGTATGTGAAGGGTAAGAAGCTGGTCTATACGGAGCTTGAGAGCGCAACTCGCACGCTTCTGATCGACCGTGGCCGGTCGTTCCAGTTCCCGGCGGATTACATTGACAAGTCGCAGGCGATGAAGAGCCTCGATTACGTCAACAAGTGGTCCGAACATCTGGCGCAGATCACCAAGCGCGATATTGAACACATCGTGCTTTCGGAGATTTTCTCCGAGGTGGATGCCGCCAATGCCGGGGCGAATGCCGGGGCTGACACGGCGGATTACAACCTGGGCTCGGCGGGTGCCCCGAAGGCGTTGGTGAAGACCGACATCATCGACGACATTGTGAACTGGGGTGACGTGCTGGATCAGCAGAACATCCCGGACGATGGGCGGTGGCTGGTGCTGCCGACCTGGGCGGCGGCGCTCATCAAGAAGTCCGAACTGCGGGATGCCTCGATCACGGGCGACAATCAGAGCGTGCTGCGCAACGGGCGCATCGGCATGATCGACCGTTTCGAGATCTTCTCCAGCCGCAATCTGCTCCAGGTGACTGACAGTAGCGGAAAGAAGGCATGGAACGCGATGGCCGGGCACAAGTCGGCAATTACGTTCGCAACGCAGTTGACCGCTACGGAGCGGATGAAGAACCCGGATACGTTCGGGGAGCTGATCCGTTCGCTTCAGTCGTTTGGTTTCGCGGTGATGCAGCCGTCGGCGTTGGAACACCTGTATATCAGCCGGTCCTAAGCGGTTTGGCTGGTTTCCCCTCCCGCTGGCCGGGTGCTGGCGGGCAGGGGTTCGGGTGTGATGGGATGGGGCGCGATTAGGATTAGGATTACGAAAGGTGGTTGAATATGGCTATCAAGAATTTGGTGACGAATACGACGGCGAAGAATGTCTCGGTGTATGCCGAGCGTCCTACGCAGATCGTGAAGAGGGTACTGGATACCGGCGCGGTGAACATGGCTATTAACGATGTGGCGGTGCTGTTCTGCATCCCGCCGAGGCATCGGCTGGCGAATCTGCGGCTTGAGGTGACGAAGGTCGAGGGCGCGGCGGCGACGGTGGATGTCGGCCCGTTCTCGGATGCTGGCACCACCGCAGTGGATGCCGACGGGCTGATTGACGGGGCTGACGTGAATGCGCTGACCCATGCTCACAGTGTGACCGGAGCGGGGCTTCTGGCGGCCAAGGGTGTTTGTACCGGTGCAACCGCACAGTACATCTGCCTGACGGCAATGGCGGCCCTGGACGCGGCGATTATCGAGGCACAGGCGGAATTGATCCCGTACAACCTCTAAACAATTAACACACCCGCCGGGGGCCGTCCACTGGGTGACACACACACCCACCCGGATGGACGGACCCCGGCACTTTATCCATTTTCTGACAGGTTCCAAGCGATTTTCACAATAAAAACAACAGCAAAACGAAAGGTTCAGTATCATGCGTTCAATCAAGGTTCTCAAACGGGTGGCAGACGGACGTATCTTCACCTATGCCCCGGAACTGGATGTTCTGGTGCGGCGCGGTATTCATCGGTTGATCGAGCAGCGGATTGACGACAACGGCACGGTGGTTGACGAGATCGACCTTACCCGGCTGGATGATGACAATTCGGAAGTTGCGCTGCGCGAGGCTATCGCCCGCAAGTGGCCCCACCTGGTGGACCTGATCGACCGGCCCGAGGTGGCGCGGTTGGCGTCTAGGCAGGCCAAGGCCGAAGACAACGCCGAGGGAGTCCCTTTCGCCGAGAGCAAGATTCTGAATATGCCCGGCGTGGAATCGGTAGGCGCAGGGATCCCGGATTATACCGATGAAATCCCCGATGCACCGGAAATGCCAGCAGCCAAGCCATCCCCGAAGGCGAAGGCGAAACCCAAGGCGAAGGCGGAGCCGGTTGTGGATGCCGAGCCGGTGCCCGTGGATCCGGCTGTTTCCGAGATGGAAGCGAAGGTCTCGGCGTTTGCGGATGCGATGCGCAAGGCTCCATCGCGGGAGTTTAAGATTGCGAAGGCGGCGGAGTTCGGTGTCGTGGTCGAGGATGGCCCCGCCGGTACGATGGTTGCCGAGGCGGTTGAGAAGTATTCGGCGATGCTGGCCAAGGGGCAGGCAGGAGCGTAAGCGATGGCGTCCTTGTATGATCTCTCGTCCCAGGTGGCCCCGTTCGTGGTGGATTGTCCCGACGGGGTGCAGAAGTGGGCGCTGCGACAGGCGGCCTGCCGCTTCCTGGCGGATTCCCACCTCTGGCGCGTCTCGCTCTCGCACACGGTGAGTGGCGAGGAGGTGCTTGCGGTGGGTATCAATGAGTTCTCGGGGATGCCGGTCAATACGTTCGTGGCCTCGTGCCTCTCGCTGACGGTGGACGGCTGCAATTACATTTCCGGGTGGGCGTTCGCAGGGGATGTGCTGGAGTTGGAACTGGCTCCAAAGGCTGGCGCGGTGCTGAAACTGGACGTTGTGCTGGGCGGGGCTTCTTCGCTCTCGGCGATCCCGATGCCGATTCTGGCTCGCTATGGCGGGGCGATTGCGGATCTGGCGTTGTTCCTGATCCAGTCGCAGGTTAGCAGGCCCTATTCGAGCCCGGAGGGGGCGGCGCAGGCGTTGGCGCGGTATGGGGCGCAGATGCACGCGGCCAACGTGGAACGGCTGACGGGTGGACGTTCCGGGGATGCGGTGCTGACAACGGCGATACCGGAGTATTTCTAACGAGGAGGCGGGTTCATGCAGGCAAGCGAGATTCTTTTACCGGCCCGGCGGGAGTTGCAGGACGAGTTCGGCGGGAAGTGGCCGGATTCGGTGCTGTTCGCCTATATCGCCGACGGGCTGGCGGAGATGCTCAAGCTGCGGCCTGATCTGCTGCTTTCGGTCTCGGGCACGATGGAAAGCGATTTCGGCAGCGAGTTCGGCACGGAGTTTGTGCGGACCCGCAACGGGCACCTTGAAATCTGGGACAGCGGCCTGGAGAAGTGGGTGGCCGTCGCGTTCGAGAATGGTTCCCTGGTGGCGATGGATGGCGAGCAGGCCCCCGAGGGGGCAGATGTGTTTGTGAGATTGCGTAGCGGGCGGCTGGAAATCCGTGATAGCGGGCTGGACCGGTGGATTGCCGTCTCGTTTGTGAATGGTGCCCTGGTTCCCCTTCTGCCCGATGCGGCGGATGATTACATTTCCGGGGTTTCCTCGCTCTCGGGCGGTAGTTCTGTGCTATCCGGGGATTCGATGTTGCCGATTGATGACCATGCGCTTGTGGCTCCGCTGGTCTCGTATGTGGTCTATCGGGCGAAACAGCAGTATGCCGCCGATGCTACGGCGCAGGCGGCGGCGTTGGTGCATTATCAAGCCTACCGGCAGCGGCTGGGCGTGGACAACAGGAGGGCGTGAGTTATGAAGATGTTGCGGGTTCTGGCGGTTGGTGCGGTTGCGGTGGCCTTGCTGGTGTTGGTGCTGGCCGGATCGGTCTTCGGGCAGTCGGGTTATACGGTGCTCGGCAAGAGTGTGATGGTGGGCACCAATGGCGTGGTGAACCTGCCCGCCGGGTTCTGGACGAATAACCTTGCCCCCAGTGAGGTCGTGGTTTCGCAGGATGCACAGGGCCGCCTTGTGCTTGGGCTTGACAATGCCGTACTGCGTTCGGGGACCGTGGAGGCTTGGACGTTCGCGGGGGGCTCCTATGCACAGGCGGGAGTGGTGGCAACCTCCCCCGTGCTTACCGGCGGCGTGGCGCGGTGCGAGGCGACGGTTCAGGGTGCCTTTGCGGGGGCTTGGGAGATGTCTACCGGCACCGGCGATGTGTGGACGGCGTTCGAGCCGACCACGAATGCAGCGGCAGTGCGGCTGCTGTTAACGAATGACCGTCCGCTTTTTCTTATCGTAGAAGAAGGGGCTCTGGATACGACGGTATCCGGCGTGGCCGTGTTCTCGTGGGTGCGACCGCATGTGGTGGGCGGTGTGGATGACCTGTCCGGGAAGTCGCTGCGGGTGGATGATCCGGTGGACGGGCGCGACGCGGTGAACCTGCAAACGCTGAATGCGGCGATGGATGCGGCGGCCCAGTCGCTGGGTAGCTCGCTGGTTGCGCTGACGAATGATGTGACCTTCAAGGAAAAGGTGTTTATCGGCTCGGTGTGGTCGCTGGATTCTGGGACAAACCTTGATCTTGTGGTTTCGTCGGGCGGGCTTCCGGTGTTGTGGTTCTCGCAGGGCGCGGGTTCGATGCTGCTGCATATCGCCTCGCTTTCCGTGGCCGGGGGACAGGTGACGGCGATGGTCTCGACCAATGGCGTGTCCTCAAGACCGATGTTGCAGTATTCCGCCCCGCCCTCTGCGGCGACAGGCTGGAAGTGGATCTGGACGCCACTTGCCGCGGTTGATGAGTCGTGGCCCTCTGTGGAGACTAACGCCTACCGGATTGCGGCGACACTGCCTGATCCCACGGCGCGTAGCGGCTTCTTCCGGGCCGTGCAGGAAAGCGCAGAGACGACGATGACGCTCGCCGGGCACTTTGTTCCGGCGGTTACTAATGCGTTCGACCTGGGGACGGCGGAGAAGCCGTGGCGTTCGCTTTACCTGGATGGGAATACGCTGCATATCGGTGGCTTCCCTATAAGCGTGGATGCCAGCAGCGGCTCGCTGACCTTTGGCGGGGTGGTGGTGGCGAGTACGAACCAGCCGACTAACTCGCTGCTGACGCCCGATGCGTTGTCGGCCATGTTCTCGAACTCGATTGCCTCGACGGTGGATCTATTTGCGCAGACGCCGAGCGTACCCGCCTACCAGTATGTGACGATCCCGACAAACGGCCTTGACCCGAATACCAATGTGCTGGTGGCGATTCCCGAGCCGACCTACTGGACGACGAATGCCACCGGGGAGTATGTGCAGACGAATGTGTATGTGCCCCTGCCTCCGATTGCCTCGCTGCCTACCAATTTCCCTCCGCTTGTGCCGCTTTCCAATGTTGTTTTTAACCTGACTGAAACGAATGGATGGGGTGATGATGAATAAGATTGTATGTAATGCCGTGGTTGCTGCCTGCGTGATGCTGCTGGGTGGGCTCCTTTGTCTTGTGGTGAACGCTGCGCAACAGCAACTTCCAGCAGAGCCTGATATTGCTTGGTCGGACTTTATTGCTGCGGTAGGGTCTAGAGATCCAATGAATGCGAACCATGTCCTTGAATACTATACCTGGGCGATTAGACAAGATAATGCGTGGTTTGAGCAGTGTGTCGCGATCAGCGTGGATAACCGCTTTGATGCGTGGAGTACCAACGGCGTATCTGCACAAACGAACATGACAGAGTTTGTCGCGCAATACGAGGCATTCAAACTGGAAGTGAATGCCAGCATTCGCCAAACCGACAGCAATGTTTCTGTTAACAACGGCAGAGTACAGGTATTGCGGTATGATGTGAATCGACTCCAGACCGATGTAACAGACACCCGAAACTCCGTGCAGCAACTTATGACGGAAACCATGGACAGCCAGAACGCTTTGATGCAGATGCTTGAGCAGAGAGTCAACGAACTGGCCGCCAGGGATATCAGCATCGGTACGGATGTGTGTAGGATGATTGACCAGTTGCGGAGGCGGCATACTTCGGCTTTTAATTTCGTGAATGCGCGGATTGATGAGCTGACCAATTCGCCGCTTTCGAGCGTGGTTGAAGCGGGCACGAATGCGACGTTCCTTTCGGTGGCATCGGCGGTGGATCAGATTGTTTCCACGAATGGGATGACGGTTTCCACGAATGCCGGGCAGACGCGGTACACGGTGACGCTGGATCATACCGCGTTGCCGTATCCGGTGGTCTCGGGCACGGGTTCGCTGGTGAAGGTGGTGGCGACGCCGGGCGAGGAGGATACGCAGCCGACGACGTATGAGGTGGGGCTGGATCCTTCCGTTCTGGAGATGAATGCGGAATTGCCGCTGATCGCGGTGCCCGCCTCGACGAATGCGGCGGATGCATGGAAGTTCTCGCTTTCGCTGGATACGAACTGGCTGGCGAGTGTGCCCACGAATGTGACCAGTCCCGTGCAGGTGGCCGGTACGGCCGGTGCAACTGTGACGCCAAGCGAGATCACGGTGAACGGCTCGACTGGGACGCTTTACACGGTGAGTGTCAGCACGGGCTGGCTGGGGGGATGGATCGGGACGAACATTGTTGATGATGTTGGTGTTGAAAGCGTGAGTGTTGACGGGACGAACCCGATTTATGTGGTTGACGGGGGCGGTGCAGACAACCCGACGTTTATGGTGGGGTTCAATACGAACTGGCTAGCGGCGTATCTTTCGGGGGGTTATCTGCTTTCGGCGGTTGACTCCATGGATCTTGGTGTTCTGCCTGATGGGACCGCCGTTTTGAACAATCCCGCCGGAATTAGCCCGGCGCTGGTTATTCCGAGCGTTATCAACGGGGTTGCTGTGACGGAAATCCCTGATGGCTTTCTGGAGTTGAACCAAACGATCACCTCTGTTTCTGGTGCGAACATCATAAACATTAGTGCAAGTGCCTTTTCGGGCTGCGAAAACCTGGTCTCTGTTTCATTCCCGAACGCGCGGACTGTTGGAGCCGACGCTTTTCGCAGATGTTTCAATCTGGCGACGGTGGACCTCCCGGAGGCTACTGTTATAGGGGCATCTTGTTTCTTCGACAACGCTGTGTTAAGTTCCGTTAATATTCCCGCCGTAAAAACATTGGGGTCATATGCGTTTAGTTCATGCAGCAGTCTTAAGTCTATCGCACTTCCATCCGTTACATCAATCGGTGAAGGTGCGTTCTTAAATTGCTGGATTCTGGATGAAGTCCTCTGGGGGGCGACCAATGCCCCGGCGGAGCAATCGAGCACGTTCGCCGGAGGCTGGCCCGGGGGGTCCAACTATGTTACGAATCCGACGGCCACCGGATGGGGTACTACCTTTGGCGGTAAGCCCGTGGTGCGCTTACCGTATGCTTTACAAGCACCGTTGACGGTGCAGGGCACGAATGTGATGGACCGGTTCGCCGGTTTAGCGGTGTCTTCCGTGGTGGCGACGCAGGTGTGGGACCGGGCACAGTATCCGCTGGCGCTTACGAATGCGGCGGCGTTCGCGACGGCGGAGCAGGGTGCGCTTGCCGACACGGCGTTGCAGGCCGAGACCGACACCCTGCAGACCATAACCGACCGGGGCGCGACCACGACCAACACCATCACGGCAGGGGCGTATTATGTTGGATCAACCAACATAGGGGCTTACGCAACGACGGCTTATGGCTGGGGGAATCATGCGACCAATGGGTATGCGCTGACCAGTGATAACTCTGTCACCTGGCCAGCGGCGGTCAATGTGGCGGGGCCGACGTGGACGATTGACTACACGAACCTGATGCAGCGGGTGAATTTCACGGGCACCATCACGAACATGGTCTTCCAGACGTTGACCAATGCACAAA